TTTACAATGGCAACCTAAAGATGATTGGGATATGATAGTATCAAACCCACCATTTAGTAACAAAAGAAAGTTCTTTGAGAGAGCATTATCATTTGACAAACCATTTGCATTGATCATGACTAACACTTGGTTAAATGATTCTACACCTAAGATACTATTCAAGGATAAGGACTTACAATTATTAATGTTTGATAAGAGAATGGAGTTTAATCAGGGAGATGGTAAGGTTAATAATAAGATCACATTTAGTAGTAGTTACTATTGTTGGAACTTTCTACCTAAACAAATTGTAATGAAAGAATTGATAAAACCATCTAAGCAGGTTGTACCAGATTATCAAGTGTCACAAGAGATAGAGACACCTCTTACAAAACTGTTATAATGAATATATCAAACGAAATACTATGCAATTAAGACCACATCAAAACGAAGCACTTGCTAAAATGAACACCAAAAGATTAGGACAAGTGATTGTTCCTACTGGTGGTGGTAAGACTATGTGTATGATAGAGGATGCTAAGAAACGATTTACACAAAGTAGTTTACCACAGACTATTGTTGTAGTTGCACCTCGTATTCTACTTGCAAATCAGTTGTCATCAGAGTTCCTAGAGTTCATCACAGATGTAGATGTCATTCACGTTCATAGTGGAGAGACACATCACAATAGCACAACAAAGGCAGACCAGTTAGAGTATTGGGTCAACAATAGCACAGAGAACATACTTATATTCACTACATATCATTCACTACACAGAGTCGAAGAGACAGGTATTGAAGTTGATACTATCTACTTTGATGAAGCACACAACTCAGTACAGAAAAACTTTTATTCTGCTACTGAATACTTCTCAAATCATGCTGAAAGATGTTATTTTTTTACAGCAACACCAAAGCACAGTAGAACACCAAGTAAAGCGGGTATGAACTGGACAAAAACCTATGGTCAGGTAATATGTCAAGTACCAGCACCTAAGTTGGTCAATCAAGGTTACATCTTACCACCAAAGGTAGAGGTTTACAAGAGTAGAATACTTGCGAAAGATGAGTTGGTTGCTGACAGAGATTCTGAACAAATGATTGATGCTATTGATAATCTCAAGAAGAACAAAGTATTAATATGTGCCAAGTCCACAAAACAAATTGTTAACTTAGTTTCTCATACAAAGTTTGTAAGTGAGTTAGCATGGAGAGGTTATTCATATATGTTGATTACTTCAAAGACAGGTGCTATAATAGATGGAGAAAAGGTCACAAGAGAAGAGTTCTTTGATGTACTCAACGCATGGGGTCAAGACCCTGACAAAAGATTTGTTGTATTACATCACAGTATTCTATCTGAAGGCATGAATGTAAAAGGTCTTGAAGCAGTATTGTTTATGAGGTCTATGGATTACATAGGTATTAGTCAAACTATTGGTCGTGTCATCCGTAAAGGAGCAAAGGACAAAGTATTTGGTCTTGTATGTATTCCAGTTTATTCTAAGGTTGGTATCTCAACCGCCACAAAGGTGGAAGCAGTTGTTGACACTATATTCAACAAAGGCGAAGCCGCAACTACAGTAATTACACGATGAGTTCCATAGTATTAGTCACAGGTGGATTTGACCCAATACACACAGGTCATATCGCATACTTCAAAAACGCAAAAGAATTATATCCACACGCACCATTATGTGTTGGATTAAATTCTGATGAGTGGTTAATTCGTAAAAAAGGAAAATACTTTTTACCAATGGAAGAAAGAAGAGCGATAGTTAAGGAACTCAAACCAGTTGACTTAACGATTACCTATGATGATACAGACAACTCATCTAATATGGCAATCTTTAAGTGTTTACAAATGTATGATAAAGTGATATTCTGTAACGGAGGAGACCGAGTAAACACTAATGTACCAGAGTATCTTAAATTTCAAGAGAATGAAAGAGTTATCTTTGAGTGGGGTGTTGGTGGCGATGATAAGATGAATAGTAGTAGTTGGATTTTAAATGAGTTTTTAAAACGATGAAAGACACAATTTTATTTGGCGATTGTCAAAACACACTAAAAGAGTTTGCACCTAATAGTGCAAGAACTTGTGTTACATCCCCACCATACTACGGATTGCGTGATTATGGTACAGCAACTTGGATAGGTGGCGACCCTGATTGTAAACATCGAAAGGTAGGAAAGCAAGGTTCTAATTGTATTACAGGACATAAGAATCACGATGACATGGGAAGTGTAGGAGACTATATCTTTAAAAGTGTTTGCCCTCTATGTGGTGCGGTTAGACAAGATAGTCAATTAGGACTTGAAGAAACACCAGAAGAATATATTGAATCTTTAGTAAGTGTGTTTCGAGAGGTTAGAAACATATTAACTGATGATGGAACTTTGTGGGTAAACTTAGGAGATAGTTATTATAACTATAGACCTGGCAAAGGTCAATCATATCCTAAACAAACCGTTTCTAAAACGAAACAAGATTTACCTGATGAATGTAATAAACGTGGAAACAAATTAGATGGATTAAAAGAAAAAGATTTAATTGGAATCCCTTGGATGTTTGCGTTTGCTATGCGTAATGATGGATGGTATTTAAGACAGGATATTATCTGGCATAAACCTAATCCGATGCCAGAAAGTGTGAAGGATAGATGTACTAAATCACATGAATACATTTTCCTATTCAGTAAAAACAGAAAGTATTTTTATGACAATGAAGCAATCAAAGAACCCGCAAAAGATTGGGGAACAAGAGATCGCACAAATGGTAAGTACCATAATCCTGGTACTGGCTTGGCTCCTCATAGTGGGTTACCAAGTCTTATCCTACAAAAAACAAACGATCTGTTTGGTCTGTTACTGTAAAACCATATAAAGAAGCACATTTTGCAACATATCCACCTGACTTAATTGAACCTTGCATACTAGCAGGGAGTGAAGAGGGAGATACAGTTATCGACCCATTTATGGGTGCAGGAACTACAGCTGCAGTTGCAAAGTCACTTAATCGTCATTATATTGGATGCGAACTCAATGAAGATTATGGTAACTTAATTCAGAAAAGAATACAAGATTATAAACCAGTTCAACCAGTTAAAGAAGTGGCACAAGAGCCTTGCATAAACATCTTTGATATTATATAATAGAAGAGTAAACAAAAGGAGATACTATGATTGAAGGATTCGTTCTCACATTTGCATTGATGACATTTTGTATTGGTTCATCATTTGCAATCGTTAAATTTGCAACCAAAGGGAGGTTTTTCTAATGCGTTGTAAAGTACAACTCATTGTAGCAGGTCAAGTTTTTACTGAAGAAGTAAGAGCAGTTGATTATCAGGAAGCAAGACAAGTCGCACTTGCAAGAAACCCTAATGCTACTGTTGTTAGTGTTACTGCTGTATTTTAATGGCAAGAGGAGACAACTACCAATCTTTTTATCCAACTAAGAATCTAACTTTGCTTGACGCAAAGGTTGGACAACCAAATGGTTGGGTATCCAAAGATGGTATGTGGGCTGCAGTTCCATCAAACGGAAGAAAGTTTGCCATCGTGCATAATGGTATCGTAGAACACTTCTCAAAGAACTTTGAATGTGCTATGATATACATAAAAAAAGGTATTCAAAAGGAGAAGAAAAATGCACGATCAAAACTCAATTGATGGAGTGGAAACTTCTGCACAAAAGTATCAGCGAGCGTTGGATTTATTTACTGAATCAGTACTGAAACCTGACCATACTCTTCGTGGTTGTGCATATAATCAAGGATGCTATGAGGATTTAATGGAAATAAGAGAACACGTTTTAGAATACCTTAGAACATTAAAAGAAGTTACATATCATACTAACCCAGATGAAAGTGATGACCTTGAAACTGCTAAGTTAATTGAAACAAAACCATTATCAAAATGGCGGTAATGTGTTCATATTAATACATTAATATTAGGGTAAAAATATTAAAATAAATAATGTGAACTATTAATTTACCTTATGTTATCTACCCAATACCGTTTAAGATTACAAGCGATTTGCAAAGACATCGCAGCTGGAACTGAAGTTTCGTTAGAAGATATGATATGGGCGAATAAGTTGGCAAAAGCAAATACAAGTGCTAGAGGTATGTTAAGTCAGGCAAGAAGATTAGCAACAGATGACGATGGTTCGTGCCTTAAATATTTGGACATAGGCAATCCAGACAGAAAACCTAAAAGAGGATTTAATGGTGCAGATGACATTGCTGATTGGTTCAAACAAGACCGTTCAGATGATTGGCGACAACGTGACTAGGTATATGTGCGTAGGCATAAATTTTTGTTAATTTGTATCGGTAAATACGGTGTGGATTTGCATACATAATAGTATAGAATTAGGAGAAACAAGATGCACTAAAACTCCTGTATTATGGTTCAAATATTCAACTATTATTCGATAAAATGCACAACTTAATTCCACTAAATCAATTAAACGGTCATAATAATGAAGATAACGATTTAATCACAGAATACTACGAGTGCCTAGTCGAATGTGACGACAGACAATCAGAATGTAAAAGAATATGTAAGGAGGTTTTAATTCGTTAATTGTAGTTTACCGAGTTAGCAAATGTATCAATTCTATCATCCACCTTAACTAAAATAGAATAAAAAAACAACCCCTTGACTTTTTAAGTCAGGGGGTTTATAATTGGAGAAACAAATTAATAATGATTAGTCCGTTGTCTTTTGTAAAAAATGTCAGAACTGTTTATGATAGATTCTATCAGAAAAATGTGAAGGAAGTGCAAGTACAATTTCAAAATGAGAACCCTGCTTGGATTCCTTATGACACACTTATTTCGATGATGTCTTGTAAGATACCAAGTGATTATACAGATTGGAAAGATTTATGAAAGTATTATTTAAAATTAGAGAATTTGCTTGGGTTGTCGTATCTGAATAGAAGATTGGTTATACCCATATCGTAATAGATTGACACCAGAGGAACAGTTTGAAATCAGAGTCAAAGACCCGATGAGTGGGGAGAACTTTATGGTTGAAGAACACATACAATCTCAGAATGAAAGGATAGAAAGACTACAGGATGAAATGATAACAGTTCAGATGAAATTAGCAGAACACGAAGAGAGATTTAAGACAAGAGTAAAGATTAAAAAGGATAGCACATCTGTATCAGGAGACATCAAGAATATCTTTAATTCCTGATATACTAAATAATTCTTAATATAACTTAACTAACTTGATGAAGGATAAAAAGGCAGCTAAGATATTGATTAAGAGAGCAAAAGCAAATCCAGAATTATATACAGATACGGAAGTGAAATACGCAAAACTTATTAAACGAACATTAAAACTTTCCAACGATGACCAATCAATCTCTCAACATCAATCAAAATAAAGATGGTAGTTATACTATCGAATGGGATAAAAACGACCCCGAATGGAGTTGGATGAACAACTTGACTTCTAAGGAGGTTCAAGGTATCATGGAAAAAGCAATTCAATTAGACCAAAATCAATGATAGAAGAATTTTCAAGTCCATCGCTCAATAATTTAAAAGATTCAATTGAGGATGC